CTTTTTTTGGTTTAATTGTTTTTATTTGAATCTTTTTCTTTGGTTTAACTACTTTTTTATTTGATTTATTTTTAATATTTATTGTTTTTTTCTTTGATTTAAGTCCAACAGTTTTTGAATTTTTCATTCAGTCCTTTCCTTTAATTTTTCAATTAATTTCACTATCTCGGAAAAAACAAAACCTACATCATCATCTTTTTCAAACATCTGCTTATCATCTAAATCTTTTAATTTTGAATACGTAACGGATACTTCCTTTTTAATATCTAAAAACCAATTTTGGTATGTTTCTATTTTGTCAAGATTGATGTCTAGTGCATAACCTAAAAATATATTAGCGCAAATAGAAACGGTCAATAACACTGATAGTATAATAATCATAATCTTTATTCTGATAGATCAGAATCATCATCTAGATAATCTGACATATAATCCAATACCTCATCAACTAAATCCCAGTTTTCACTGTTCTTTGCTTCATTTAGAAGCGACATTATTTCTTTAATATCTGCAATATCCATATATATAATTTAGACTGATATCTAAATATATAAGATAATAACTTAAAAACAACATTTTTATTCAAAAATTTTAATTTTATTTTACTAAAAACTAAAATGTGGACCTTTGTTAGATGGAACTTCTCTAATAACTTCTTTTTCCACAATCTTTTCAACAGGAACTTCCTTAATTTCAGTAACTATCTCTTTAATTATTTTTTCATTTTTAACTTCTTCTTGTGCTTCTTTTTTTGCTTGTTCTACTATAGATTCTACATTTTCTTCTGGTTCAGTTACTGAATCTTGATGTTGATATATCTTTATATCATCTTTTTCTTTTGGCTTTTCAACCTTATCCGTAAAATTCAATGTAGTATTATATGCCAATAATAAACATATAGCTAATGGATCAAATACTGATATAAGAGCAACAATAAACCAAGTAACACCAGTATTCATGTTTACATTGAATTGTTCTGATATAAATTTAAATGTTTGTATGTCTTTTTTACTTCCAGATTCCATCTTAATTTCAGCAATCTTCTTGTCAAATGATTGTAATTCATCTATTCCTTTTTGTATCTTAGCGTTTTCAGATTCAATATCTTTTTCACTCTTGTCTATCAACTCTTTGGTTTGTTCTTGTATTTGCGCCAATTGAATTGGATTACGACTAATAACCACATTTGTCATACTTTCACTCAATCTTGATTCTTGACTGTTTCTTAAAGCAACAATAGATTCAATTCTTTTCTTTGCGGAATTAATTTTATCTTCAGTATACTTCTTTTGATCATTAATAACTAAAATTTTATCCTCTGCCAACTTACTTTCAATTGCGGATTGTTGATATGCGGATGTCAAATATCCAAAAACGCCAAATGAAGTAATAATCATTAATATTACAACGGCTGAAATCAAGTATATCTTGAGTAACAACTTGGTTTTGGTCCAATATCTATATAAAAAACTGGTAGCTACTAATTTACCTATTTCTAGTGAACTTGCCATAATCATGGATGCTAATGCAGATCCACTAAATAACATTCCAATACCAATTATACTGAAAAATGCAGCGCAACTTGCTATAAATAAGGATGATATTCCAACAAGTCTTTCAAATTTGAATAAATCTTTCATGCGTATATACAGTTAGTAAAAATTAAAATTTTACCATTCAAGTATTACTTGTCCATGTGATCCGCTTCCACCGTTAATTACTCCTACAGACAAGAATGAACTTGCACCACCGCCGCCACCTCCCGGATAATCACCCTCATATCCGTTCCATGATGAACTTGGACTTGTAGAAATTGATGGGTTTTGAATACCTCCCATAGCACCATAAAAACAACATCCACCAGCAGAACCTGAAAGTGTTGTGGATTTTTCTCCATCAGCACCAGAATATACAAAAATACTTCCAGAACATAGTGCAGATGATCCACCGGAACCACTATTTGGATTTAATACTCCTCCTTGTCCACCACCGCCACCAACAGCATACGCCAAATAAAAATTATCTGATATCTTATAACAATAAGAATCAGTTCCATTTTGACCAGAACTACCATATGCTCCTGATCCATTTGATGATCCAGTTCCTGGAGCTCCACCACCACCAACTACAATTGTGAAAATAGTACTTGGAGTAAAGGATGAGGTTCCTTGAGCAGATGCTCCGCCACCACCTCCTGTGCCACCATCATTTATACCAGTTGAAGTTGCACCAGCACCACCACCACCAGCCCCAATTGCAGTAGCTCTCATGGTAAATGGTCCGCTACCGGAAAGAACAGATAAGTCATTCTTTTTGATTTGGAATGAATGTGTACCTGGTGTAGAAAAGATTACTTTACGTTTTGGTGTAAATACATCCAAATATGATGCGGTAATTACATATGATGCAGTCACTGCATTAACTGAATTCAATGCCTGTAAAGCATATGAACTAGTTATAGCAGTATTTGCAACAATACTAATACTACTTGTATCTGCTAAAAATGATCTAATACTATAACTACTTGTTATAGCTCTTGATGATGTCAATGCGTAACTGCTACTCAATGAAAGTGAACTGGTTAAACTATAACTTGCACTTGTTGAAGAATAACTCAAATTTGATACTTGTGAATATGATGAAGTAATTGAGTACGTTGATTGATTTACATAACTACTTGTTTGTGCAAATGAACTAGTTACTGAATAACTACTAGTTTGTACATAAGAACTACTAATAGAAAAACTTGCAGTAGATAAATTTGGATATAATAAACTTGCAGCAGAATCCGCATAACTGCTTGAATAAGCAAATCCACCACTGACAGAATAACTTGATGTAGCAAGATTATTAGAAGACAAATAAGAAGCAGTTAGTGCAAATGTAGAAAATGATGATGAATTTGCATTACCACTTATACTTCCTGTTAAATTTCCACTAAATGATCCGGAAGATATTCCAAAAAATGATCCTGAAAAACTGCCTGTTGATATAAAAGACTGAAATTGATTAACTAATACTCTGTATGTTGATGCTGTAAATGCGGGAGCTTCATAGTCTGAAACTATTGGAAAATAATTAGAACCGCTCATGTTTGAAGCGGAAATCTCATTTAATTGACTAATTTTTATTGACATAATTCACTATAAATTATAAATATAGTAGTTTTGGTATTATATTCATTTTACTTTATTAAAATAAACACCTTAACATTTTGGAGCAATTGTAGTTGGTGGGATTTCTGGGTAATTTTTTCCTTCACCAATTACGTTTGCGTTCAATACAATCAATGAAATGTAAGATTTATTAAATGCTTTAGATGCTGGTATTTCTGTTTGTACTGCAGAACCTCCTCCACCTAACCCTAAAAACCCTCCACTTGTACCTGTAGATCCAAAGTTTTTTCCAATTAAAGTTATTTTAGCGGTACTCTTTGAACAACTTTTTCCTGTTGTTATGTCCCACGGTACTGCATCCGGTCCTCCTGTCATATTATCTGCCTTTAATTGTTCATTATAATTATATAAATCATTATCATTAAGATATGCTGCATCATCATATTGCAATCTGCTAGAACTATCTATTTTAATAAGTGCGGTTTTTTCATCAATCAATTCATTTTCATATTGAACTATAATATCAATTGAGTTGTTATATCCAGGACTTATTATAACTTTATTAATATTATAATATTGTTTTATACTAACCACACTGTTTATATTTCCATTTTTAATTGCATCTTCTAATTGAGTTGATGTTCCATTTATAAGAAGTGTAACGTATGCGTGAGCTTCACTTTCTGATAAAATAGAATTTGTTGAAAAATCTGTGTAAGAAGAACTTAGTGAATAAGAAGCGGATATGGATGTAGAAGAATAACTTGATGTTATTGATTTATTTGCGGTTGATATATTTGGATATGATAAACCGGTTGCAACTGATGCATATGAACAGGTATCACTACTGATTGCATGATAAATAATACCATTATCAGTGCCGTCAAAATTTAGATAATTAGTTTTTTGAGAATTTGACGCGGTAATAGAATTATTTGAGAAATCAGATGTGTCTGCTCTATATGTAATTGTTTCATCTGGTACATATGGTGATATATTTACATAAGATGATCTTGAAGAAGTAACGGAATTTGTTGCATGTGATGATGTTAATGCATATGAACTATTTGAATTTATAGGTACACTATTTGCATTTATAGAATATGATGATGTACCATTATTTGAAGAATAACCCAAATAATTTGTTGTATTGGAAATACTAGCGGTTATTGATACAGATGATGACAATGAAGAACCTGTCAAATTTCCTATAAATGTGCCGCTATGTGAACCAGATCTGAATAATTTCAATACATTTGATGAAGTTATATTGTACTTAGTATACTCACCTAAGTTCATAGTTTTAGTTTGAATTTCACCTAAACTATTAGTAACTTCAGTCACAACAATAAAATCATTATTGGTAACTTCTCCTAATGATAGATTTTTTAATTCTGTTATTATATGTGACATAAAATTATAATGCTGCACATCCTCCTACTTGAATTATGGTATTTGTAGATCCCAATGGTGGTTTTTCTGGTGGAAAATTTTGTGTTGATTTATATGCAATTACTGAAAACGTAGATCCAATTAACATGTTACTTGGATTATTATTACTTGCTTTTAAATATCTATCATCAAAAGTTGGTGATACAATTTGAGTAGTAACACTCCAAACACCTGTTACCATCCCATAATGTTTATTTGGAAGTGAATATGATTTGAATATATTATTTGGAACAACAAAAAGTGAAGTTTCAAAATTCCAATCAGATACAACCGTTGTTGTAGTTCCAACTTCAGTAAATTTATCAAAATAAATATAAAATAATCCAAATGGACCTGTTTGTTTCCATTTAATAGGATCTGTTGTTCTTATATTTTTCCAACTATATATATCAAATTTATTTATACCAGTAACTTGAAAATTTATATAAGCATATACATTTTTTGATGTATATTGTGATTTTGCACTATTTTTTGAGTATTCAGTTTGTTTTATATAAAATGATTTTTCAGCAAATAATGCATAACTTGATGATATTGCAAGTGAAGATGTAGATGTATTACCTGGTCTTAAATTTTTTACTATTGAAGAGTTACTTGCATTCTCAGCAATAATTGAACGTAAACATGTTCCATTATCAATTCCATTATAATTCAAAAACAAAGCGGTATTTGAATATGATGAATAGTTAACATTTGATGCGGTTAATGACGTTGATGATGTATTTGCAGTTAATACTGATACATAAGCTGTTTTATTTGAATATGATGACGTAACTGAAAATGATGCAGATATATTGAAAGATGAACTGACTGAAAGTGATGATGAAAGTGAATAAAGTGAATATGAACTTGATCCGTTACTTATTCCTGGTATATAATTTAATAAAAATGTAGTTTGTGCATAACTAGCAGTATCACAATAAGATGATGATGATGTTGACCCGCTTACAATACCATAAAAACTTCCTGTGAATGATCCACTTCTTAAAGATGATAAAATATTTGATGAACTAATAGTATATTGAGTCAAATCTGATATCACCATGTTCTTTGTTTCAGATTCAGAAATATCTTGTATGAATAATAAATTGTTATTATTCATTTCATCTTTTGTTATTAAATCTAAATCTGTAATTTTTTGATCCATAGTTTATAATAAATATTCAAATTAATTACATGCTTTCTTATGATTTACAAATGATCCACCGTCAATATTCACAGGTGGTGTATTAACATCAATTCCGTTTGGATCAATGTAAACTATAGCGGTAAAAACTGATCCTTCCAACAAATCATTTGCTATTGTTGATATTTTACCGTCACTTGACCATTTAAAATTACGTGGTTTTATAGCGTCATCATCATCATCAAGACCTGCTAAAGTAAATTTCAAAACAAAACCGGCATCAGTGCAAGAATAACCATTTGAAGTAAAATAATATGGTATTAAAGATTTATTATTATCCCCGCTTTGTTTAGATTTTTGCAATTCTGATAAATTTCCAAATTCAAAATTACTTATAACAGTTGGTTTAAATTTTGTTATACAAGCATTTTTATTATCAAGTGAAGGTTTTGCATAATCCTTGTATTTTACGTCAAATTGAATGTCATAAGTGTCTGCGCCAGTTAAAGGATTTGGTGACATACCTACATTTGAAATATTGTACCAACGTTCTGGTATGATTTCATATTTACCCTCAGTACTTGCAGATTGTATTCTAAATCTAACATAAGAAAAAACAACATTTGATCCCAAAGATGATGTTTCCGCAAAATTTGAAACAGAAGCAGATACTATAAAAGATGATGTTAACGCAGTTTGTGCAAAACTTGATGTAATTGATCTAGCAACAATTGTTGTATTATCATCTTGTAAATTTGAAGCGGTTAAACAAAAGTTTGCAGTTTCAGTGATTATTGATCTGTATACTGTTCCATTATTTTGTCCGTTATATTTTATATAAGATGATGTATTTGATAATAGACCGTTTAACGCATAATCAGATAAACCAGTAGTTAATATTGAATGTGTAGATCCAGTTGCATATGCCTGTGATGCAGTGATAGAATATGAAGCAGTTGTTGCATATGAAGAACTTAATGAATAACTTGCACTAAGTGCATAGTCAGATACAGCGGCATTTACACTATATGATGCAGTACCGTTATTTAATCCATTATAAAACAGATTACTACTCGTTAATGATAATGATGCGGTTTTTGCATATGAAGAAGATTGTATCAATCCTGTTAATGATCCAGTAAAACTCCCAGTAAATGATCCGCTTACTAATGTGGTCAAAATACCTGATGCGGTTATATTATATTGTGCAAATTCACTTGCAGCAATATTCTTAATTTCATTGGATTTGAGGTCTACAAATAAAAATAGATCATCGTCTGATATTGTGGTAGCAGATAATGAATCTAAATCTGTAATTGTTTTATTTTCTGAAGGCATACTGTCTTAAGATATATATAAATATAAATTAAGACATCTTTTTGATTTTTTTAATAATATACTTTACTAAAGCACTTCTCACAATGTCATCTTCATCAAATTTGAAGACAAATATACCATTTTGACGGCTTTCTTCATCATCAAATAGACTTAAAACCTTAGTAAATCCGCTTTTTCCATTAATATCAGATTGTTCTGGATCACCCATAATGAACACTTTACTAAATTCACCTGTTCTGGTAATTAGAGTAATTAGTTCTTTTGAAGTCATATTTTGAGCTTCATCTGCAATGATACATTTTGCGTTCCAGTTTAATCCACGTAAAAATCCAAGGGGAATACTATCAATACGTTCTTCTTTTTCTAGTTGATCTATTTGATGTTTTGGAAGCATTTCATATAATTTTTCCAATAATGGTTGAATATATGGTGCCATTTTTTCATGTGCTTCACCTGGCAAAAATCCAAGTTTATTATCAGAACTTTCTACTGCGCTTCTGATATACAATAAATCACTGATCTTTTTACTATTTAGTAGTTTAAGAGCAGCATATATAGTAATGTATGTTTTAGAAGTACCTGCAGGACCACTGACAAATACCATTTTTGTTTCTTTATTTAAAGCAATTTCAACAAATTGTTTTTGTTTTTCTGTTAATTCTCTTTCATATATTGAAAGTTCATTTCTTAATTTTGATTTTTGATATACAATTGGACTTTTGTCAATTTTTTGTTCCTCTGTTGGAGTATTGTTTTGAACGCTATTATTTTTCTTTTTGTTTTTTTTCATGCGTGTTTATTTTTTTTAATTCACTGTCCAATTTTGTCTCTATTTTTTTAATTCGAGTACAAAGTTCATATTTTTCCATTTGAATGTAATAATTGTATACGTGTAACAAATTATCTTTAAATTGTTCAAATGGCAACGTAACAACAAAATCAGAATCCTTAAATGAAAATACTTCAACAACATTTAAATTTTTGTCTAAAGCATATTCAATAGACGAAATCACTTGTTCCGTCATCAAAGTTTTATTAACTTCAATAAATCTCTCCATCTCACTAAATTCTGACGGTAACAAATATGGTTTATATTTTTTTGTAGATGCTTTTGGCATACTAACATAAATATCAACCTATATAATTTAAAAGCAAAAAACGCCACTGAATAGGAAACTATTTAGTGACGTTTTGGTTCTTATATTAGATATATATTGCTTACTTCTTTTTAGAAACTTTCTTCTTTTCTTTCTTTTCTTCTGAATTTACCTCCGCAGTTTTTGTTGCAGATGTTAGTTTCTCAAGAGTTCTATTTGCAGTGTGTTTCCAACTGAGTTTAGTTCTTGGTGTAGCCCATTCAAATGTTTTTCCAATGTTCAATAAAGATTGAACTTCTTCATTTGAGGTTGCGTCTCTGATTTGTTCTCTTAGTCCAATTGATTTATTCATAATTATACCTTATGTTTCTTTTCATCATACTCTGCAATTTCAACTTTAGTACCGTCTGGCCAACGCTTTAAAATACCAGACCAATGATCAAACTCAATCTTTGCATCTTGTTTTGATTCATAGACCAATTCACTTACCCGTGTACCACTACGTACTACCACAAACTTCTTTGAAAAAGAAGCTACTGTTTCTGCACTTTTATTTGTCTTATTAGACATAATTTTATCCTAATATTTAGTTTTTATTGTTGGTTTTATATACTAATTAATCTGTGATAACCACTCACAAATTAAATCTTTTTGTTTAGAAAATCTTTTAACTGTTGTTGATTTTCTTCATTCAAAATAACAAAATCTGACCATGGTCTGCCATATCTAATAATTTGCCAACACCATCTTAATCTCTCAGACCATCCAAGTGTTCTACCACTAAGACCTCTTTCAAACAAGCTTAATGATACTTCATTTTCATCTTTAAACCTTTCTACTAAAAGTCCGTGTTCAAAACAATCACAAATGAGAAATATTGAATCCTGATCCTTCATATTATTTTTTCCTTAAAATTGTATTAAATTTATTAATAACTTCTTTACAAACACGACTACCCTTGCTTAGTTTAGCATAACAATTATCATATATGTAAACTAAATCTCCGGGCTCAATCTTAGTGCCCTCTTTTAACTTAGTATACTTTTTAAGTTCAACTTCTTCTATTTCAACAATATTATCAGCGCTCTTCATATTCTCCTCTCATTTCTTTGTAGGATATTTTATTAAACATCAATGCATCACCAATATGAATAAATCTTTCCATATCAGTTGCCCATGGATGTCTAAAAGCAAACACAATACTTGCAATGATTAAATATATAAAAGATACAACTGTTAAATAAGTTAAAGCAGTGTAAAGTTTATTTTTAAACTGTTCTATTATATGATTCAACATAACTAATAATATTAGATTTACCCACGGGATTCATACTGTGTACTTGATATGGAGGATGTTTAACACCCTTTTTCATACAATAATCAACCAACCATTTAGCACAATCATACCCAGTCTTTTCTGTATATTTGTCATATGGAATTGAGTCACCTTGTAAACCATGACCGTAATGTCCAGATGCCAAGTCATGATCATAAGTTACAAACTTAGGAAGTCCTCTGAGTGTAATTAGATCTACAAACTCTTGATAGTTTCTTACTACGCTATAGTGTTGATTAGGAGGTAAATCAACCCAAGTAACATGGTTTGGTAACCTTTCATCGTCCAAGAATAAATTGTAATTTGTTATCATTTTTTAATTTTCTCTTCTAAGTATAGAGTATATCTAGCTTGTTGTCTACAGTTAACTAGTTGAACTCCTAATAAATCTACTTTGACGACACGAATACCTTTTGAACCATATTCGTTCATTATAGTTTCCAATTCTTCTGTAGTAGATACATTATGTATTCTAACACTATATTTGTATTTCATCTGCTTGGACGCACCAAACTGCTTAAATCTGGTACAGTATAACCTTGTTTAATTAGTTCACGGGTTTGTTTTACAAGTCGGTCAAAATAAGCCAACTTCATCTTTATCTCTTCTTTTTCTTTCTTGTTCTGTTTTTTCATATAGTAATCTTAAATAGATATGTTTTTGGGACTACCATTTAATATTTATTACTATGAATATCATATCAGGCATATACAAGATTGTCAATATCAAAAACGGTAAAATGTACATTGGAAGTAGTAAAAATATTAAGAGACGATGGAGTGTACATAAATCAGCTTTAAAAAATAATAGACACCACTCAACCTATCTTCAAAGAGCGTGGAACAAATATGGAAAAGAAAATTTTGTTTATGAAGTTATAAAAGAAATACCCAACGCATCTGATATTGAATTGTTAAATGAAGAAACTAATTTTGTAACAACATTAAAACCAGAATATAATGTTGGTAGTATTGGCGGAGGGGATAATTTAACAAATAATCCACGCAGAGATGAAATTATAGAAAAGATGACAAAAACTATAAATGAAAATGTTGCAAAAATGACTGAACAAGAAAGAAAAAGTAGATGGAGTAGGAATGGAGAAAAAAATTATAATTGGAAAGGCGGAGTTTCTTCTCCTAAATGTAATGATTGTGGTAAACAATTAAGATATGGACATAAATACTGTTCACATTGTTCTAAACTAGAACAACGAAACGCTTTTTATGGAAAAAAACACACAGATGAATATAAACAAAAAGCGTCTGAAAGAAGAAAAGGAACTCTTCCTACTAATGCCAATCCTATAGTTCTCAATGGAGTATCTTATGTATCTCAAGCTGATGCTGCGAGAAAATTAAATGTCTCCATTGGAACTATAAGTAATTGGGTTAATAAAAAGTTTAAGAAAAATACAGATATCAAACAGCTACATCAAACTTAATTGTTGGATGAAACTCATAATCTAATAGTTTGATATCATCATACTTGAAATCAAACAGTGATTTAACTTCTGGATTCAACCAAACTCTAGGTAGTTTCTTTGGTTCTCTAGTTAATTGTAACTTCAATCCGTCAATGTGATTTACATAAATATGCGTATCACCCATTGAATGCGTAAACATACCTGGAACCATATTAACAGTTTGCGCAATCATAGCAGTTAACAGTGCATAACTTGCAATATTAAATGGCTTTCCAAGTGCAGTGTCCACGGATCTTTGGTA